GGCCGACCTGTCCGACCGGAAGATCGATCCGACCGAGGCTCGGTCGAACAAGACCCTCACCGAACTAGAAGACGAGTTCGACGCCGGCGAGGGGGTGGCCGCGGACGAAGGGAAGGTGTACGACGGGCCGGTCGAGTACCGGGAGTTCGACCCTCTCGGGCGTGGCCGGACGCCGGTCACGTGGAAGAGCACGAAGAGCGGGACGGCGTTCTTGACCGGCGGCACGCAGGTGTACCTGTTCCTCGCCGAGTGGCCCGCGCCGGGACAGTGGTCCGTGTGCTGGTGCACGACGTCGGCGTTCGACCCGCCCCTCACGGATCGCGTGCTCGATCATCGATGGTTCGCCATGGCCGGTCAGAAACCGCGCTCCGTGGGGATGACCGTGCACCGCGGCATCCCGAAGGACGCGGCCGTGGAGGTGGCCGAGGAGCTTGCCGGCTGTTTCGACATGGACCTCAGTAACCGTAAGGCGCGGTGGCGGGGAAAGCAGCCCTCGGAGAAGTTGCTGCACAAGGCGCACGCGCTCGGCGTGGCCACCCACGACGGCATGCGTGCCGGAGAAGTGTCAGACCTGATCGATACGGTTCTGGGGTCGCGCAGGATCGACCCGCTCGTTGCTCGTCTGGGAGGTAGCAATGGATGACCCGTTCGCAGCGCCGTCTGACCTGATGACCCGTCGGGATGAGGTGATCACGGCGGGCCGGTATCGGCTCCCGAACCGGGACGGCAGTCACAAGAAGGGTGGGTGGCAGCGCGTAACCAACCTGGTGAGCGCCATCACCGACTCGTTCGGGCTGCGCGTGTGGGAGATGCAACAGATGATGATCGCCATTCACCTGGACGAAGCGACCGTCATGCGGGATCTCGCCCTCACGATGGAGGCGATCCGGGGTGCGGACTACCCGACGCGGCGCGGCGAGGTGGAAGGGTTCCTGGATCGGTGCAAGGCCATCTCCGGCGGGAACGAGGGGTCGGAGTTCGGCAACAGCCGGCATGCCCTGGTGGAGGCGCAGCACCTCGGCACTCCGATGCCCGCCACCGACGCGTACGGGCGGCGTCAGCTGTCCCTGTTCACGTCGGCCCTGAGTCGTAACGGGCTGGAGCGTCTGCCGGGGTGGGCGGAGCGGCGTGTGCTGATCGAGCGCTTCGAAGCGGTGGGCACCCTGGACGCGGCCCTGCGGGATGGGGCCACGGGGATCGTGCACATCGGTGACCTGAAGACGCAGAAGAAGTTCTGGACGTGGTTGGAGATCGCGGCGCAGCTGGCCTGCTACGCCAACGCGGACGCCGTGTGGGAGGACGGGCGGTGGGTGGACATGCCGCCCGTCTCCCGCGAGGTGGCGATGGTGCTGTGGATGCCAAAGGAGCATCCGAGCGGGGAGCCTGCCGTGGACGTGTACGAGGTGGACATCGAGGCCGGTTGGTGTACGGCGCAGCTCGCTTTCCAGGTGACGCAGGATCGTCGGGGCGGGAAGTCGAAGGAGAACCCGCGAGCGTGGCTGCGTCAGGCCCCGCCGGTGACCGTGACGGAGCAGTACGCCGCCCGGTTCGCTGCGGTGGATAGTCTTGCGGAGGGGTCGCGTCTGGTGGCTGAGGCGCGGGCCGCCGGCGTGTGGTGCGAGGTGCTGGCGGACGAGGCGAGGAAATCCCGGGATCGCCTCTTGCGCAGCACCCCCTGATGTACTAAGCTCTTAGTTAGAAGCAAGGGAACGGGAGCACCGGGGAGACCCGGTTTGCATGGCTCGAATTTCGCGGGCTCCCGGTGCCGGTAGGTGGTTAGGCCGGTGATAGTTAGCCCCGGACAGGATGAGGGTGATCGTGGTTCGAATCCACGACGGGGCACAGCCGAAAGTGGTTACCGGTAGACACGCAGGCTAAGCCCCGGCAGGAACCGATGTCGGGGTACGCGAAGGAAACCGGCGAGAACGCCCTGATAGAGGCGCGACGGCCCGGAGAGACGGGCAAGGAGAGGTCGTCTAAGCAGCTGCGGAGAGCGCTCGAAGCGGTAGACAGGACACCGGGTACTGCTCCCGGAGATGCAGGCGCAAACCCTGCCCTCGCCACGTATCGCAACAGGCCGCATCGGATTCTCCGATGCGGCGAGATACCCGGAGACGGGCGTAGGCGGTGGGGGCGACAGATCACGTCTGCTGGGTCAGCCGAGCGAAACAGGCCGTTGGTTGCGGCAATGTCGCGAGGGGCTGGAGGTTCGATTCCTCCCGTGATCGCGATCACGAGATACCGTCTCGTGACTCACGGATGAAACAGGAGAAACAGTATGCTCGATGACCCGTTCGCCGAGACCGCGGTCGATGACGACCCGTTCGCCAGCCCGGAGGACCTGAAGCGTAGCGGTCAGTTCACGCCGGCTCCGCCGATCGACCTGATCGCCGAACGCCTGATCGTGCTGGTGCCGCGAGAGTTCGACGCCGACGCCAAGGTCTCCGAGTACCTCCAGCGCGAGTACGGCCTGAAGCCGACGCGGGAGCAGTGGAAGACGGACCTCGTCATCCTGGACGGCGAGCCGATGTCCTACTCGTACCGGGCTAAGGTCCAGGGCACGGACGGCGAGTACGAAGAGAAGACGTGGGAGATCACCACGTTTCCGTACCTCGTCTCCGGGTTCCGGGTGACCTGGGGCAACGTCATCGGCACCCTGAACAAGCTCGCGGAGGGGTCGAAGCCGTTCGGGCTCGGACGTCTGCGCGCCGGCTACAGCGCCAAGGACATGCGCTCCGGGAAGACCTACGAGCAGTACGCCGCAGAGCTAGCCGAGTGGGAGCGCAAGGTTCAGGCGAATCCGCGCACCGCCGGCAACAAGCCCAAGCCAACGTGGCACTTCGTTCCGTCCAACGAGATCGCGGACGTGGCGATCGCGCGGGCCTGGTGGAAGGACGCGCAGGCGTCCGGATTCAGCGTCCGCTGATGCTGTACCGGATGCGCCTGGAGACCGAGAGCGGCGACGTGATCGCCAGTGCGACAGGCAGCCTGCGCGCCGTCGCGTACGTGACCAGAGACGCCCTCGCGGGCATCGCTCACTGGGACACCCCGGTGACGATGTCGATCACGGAGGAGGGCGACGAGCGCGGCATCCTCGACATCACGGCCGATGTCGAGACCGTGACCGTCGTGGCCAAAGCGAAGCTCGCCAAGGAACGCAAGGCCTGATCCTCCCCCCGGGGAACCCCGCATCCGATACTGGGTGCGGGGTTTCTCTATGTCCGGGAGGGCGCATGTTCATCGGCGGAGTGGCGGTATGGCCGGCCACTGACAAGCTGTGGGGCCTCGTGGAGCCGTTGCGGTACGTCGGGGCGCGCGAGGAATTCGTGGTACCCGACGGCTACGTGACGGACTTCGCGTCGGTCCCGAGGGTCACGGCGTGGCTGATCCCGTCGTACGGGCTGTACACCCGGGCCGCGATCCTGCACGACTACCTGCTCACGGACGTACTGCCGACCGGCAGCATCACTAGCCGGGACGCGGATGGCCTGTTCCGCCGGGCGATGGGTGAGCTGGGGGTGCCGCCGGTCAAGCGTTGGCTGATGTGGGCCGGCGTTCGCTGGGGCGCCCTGTTCAACCGGCGGCGCCGGGCGGGATGGTGGAGGAGCGCGCCCGGCGTGCTGGCGATCAGCGCGCCTGCGGCTGTCGTGCTCCTGCTTCCCGTGGCGCTGGTGACGCTGGCGCTGATCGTTTACGGCGTCGTCGAGTGGGTGGCCACTCGTGGCCGGAGCGCGGGTACGGTCAAGACCTAGACGACTTACTAAGACTGTGGTAAGCTGAAGCCATGGAGATGAACCGGAAGCCTCGCCCGATTGCCATGTCTCGTCGCGACGCCTTCGTCCAGGCGGCGCTTTCTCGCCGCGACGACCTTGCGAAGAACGCGGATGCCCTTGGTGTGACGTGCCGAGTCCCTTCCCGTAGCGAGGTTTACGCCGCCTCGTGGCGCGTGGCGGCGACAGGGACCGCGGAGCGCATCGACATCGGGATGCCGTTCATGTTCACCATCGATACCGTCAATTGGTAGTCGTCACTGACGAGCAACCCCCGGCCGCGCAGCCGGGGGTTTTCTTTCTTACTAAAACTGTGGTAAGCTGAGGTCATGGAGATGAAGACGGGTTACACCAAGTACACGCCGGAGATGTTCGCCAAGACCATCAGCAACTCGATGCAGGTGGTCCTTCTCAACGGGGCGTACAACGAGGGGAGCGCCTCGATCATCCGTCGGGCCGGCAACCGCACCCGCGAAGCGCTGGTGCGGCGCGGCCTTGTCCACAGTGACAACCGCTGGACTGCTCTCGGCCGTGAGGTCGCCATCGCCCTCGGGTGGCGCGTCAAGAGCGTCGACGAACTTCACGCGCTGGCGCTCACCGAGGACACCGAGCGGCGCGACGCTCACGGTTTCTCGGTCAGGTGACCGACAAGCCCTCAGCCACACAGCCGGGGCTTTCTTTCTTACCAAGACTGTGGTAAGCTTTGGTCATGGAGATGATGACGGGTTACACCAAGTACACGCCGGAGGCACGCCGCCGCGCCAGGACCTCTCGCCTCGCCGGGGCGGTGGGCTGATGCGCGAGGAGATCCTGAAACCGGCGACGGTCCGGGTGCCCGTGCTGCTGGCACGCGGCACTGGCCGCGGCAGTCAGTGGCAGGGCTGGCCGGACATCGGCGATGACGCCGCCCGCGAGCGTCTCGACGTACACGCCGCTACCGAGACCGCGGCACGCCACCAGCTCACTGACCTGATCGCCACCACGCTACGGCGGGCGGTGTCTCGGCCGATCCTGGTCATCGGCGGTGCCCCGTACTACGCCGACTGCGTGCACGTGATCAACCCCGAACCGTACGGCTGGATCGTCTACGTCATCCGCGCCGGACGGCAGACCTCCTCCTGGAGCAGCATCCACGATGCCGATCAGCTCCTGCCGCAGGTACTCGACCACGTCGGCGGCGACCCCCAGGTGATAAAGCTCTAGCACTCTCCCTGGCCATCAGGCCGCACCGTTTCCCGCCTTCCTTCGTGCTGCCCACAGGGCCGCCTCCGGTGATGCCCGCCCCACCTTCCCGGTGTGGCGGTGCGCGCCCGGAGGCGGCCCTTTTCGTCTTTCTGGAGTGATCCTTGCTGCGTTCCCGTTCCCGCGCCGGAGCCCCACCACTGGCGCCGGCCACCCGCGAAGCCCTGTCCACCTTCTGCGACGCCACGGTGGTCCGCCGGTAGCCGCAGCCCGTCGATCAAAAGACCCCGGCCATGCAGTCGGGGCCTTTCTTTCTTACCAAGACTGTGGTAAGCTTTGGTCATGGAGATGAAGACGGTTACCACGCAGCAGGAGATGAACGAGGCAGTCAAGGCCGGCTACGCCGTCAGAGTCAAGGCGGGCGCTTTCGTGGTGTCCGGCTACGCCACGGTGTACGCGCACGGCGACGCCACGGTGTACGCGCACGGCAACTCCACGGTGAGAGCGTATGGCAACTCCGCGGTGTACGCGTGCGGCAACTCCAAGGTGTACGCGTACGGCAATGTCAGGGTGTTGGCATTCGATGACACCATGGTATGGGCATCCGACGACGCCACTGTGCACGTGTACGGATGCACCACGGTTAGCGCGCGCCACAACGCCACGGTGGTGGACCACCGATGAACGCGCTGAGGAGCATCGCGGGAGCGGTCGCCGGCGCCACCGGGGTGGCGAGTCTGTGGATCGACTGGTTCGGCTACGTCGCGGTTATCTCGGTGGGCGTCTGGGCGACCGCCTGCTTCATCATCGTCGACCGGAAGATCGACGAGATCACGAGGGAGAAGTGATGACCAAGCTGGGATGGTGTGAGTCCTGTGAATCCGCCCTCGTGTTCAGCGACGGTTCGTGGCGGCACTGGCGAGGCGCGGACCTGTGGGAGCTGCGCGAGACAAGCAAGCTCAGTCATGAGATTCCGACGTTCATGCACGGACAGCGGATGAGGAACGGTAGCCGCGAGGAGATCAGCGAATCGATCCTCGCACTAGCCGCGGACGCGGCGCGCAAAATGGGCGACGAGAGCAAGGACCAGGAGCTGATCCTGGAAGATCTGATCGCGCGCCTGCGCCTGCTCGCGGTGGCCGGCGGTGCGGACATGTCGCTCTTCCCGGAGCTGGACGCGTACCGCGAGCACGTCATGAACTACCCGATCGACTGAAGCACGGGCGAGACGCAGGGGACGGACGAACGGGTCCGTCCCCTCTCTGGCGTCTCTTACTAAGATTGTGGTAAGCTCTCCCTACACACAGAGGGAGAGGCACACCGATGAAGGTCAACGTGAAGAGCGAGGCGATCGCCGGGATCGTGGCCGGTGCGGCGTTCATCGCGTCCGCCGGGCACATCATGACCGTGGTGAGCGAGAGCAACCCGTGGTGGATCAGCCCCGTCTACCCCATCGGGATCGACGGCCTGATCTACGTGGGCATCCGGTCCGTCCAGTCGGGGCGACGCTTCGCCGGGCTGGTGGCGCTGTTGATCGGAGCGTTCTACTCCCTCGCCTTCAACCTGGACGCGGAAGGGGCAGTGGCCATGGACGCACGGCTGATCGCGTCCAGCATGCCGGTGTGCATGTTCGCGTCCTTCCTGATCGAGGCGACGGGGCGGACGAAGGACGTACCGGAGAAGGTGGTCGAGAAGACGACCCGGGTGTACCCGGAGATGCTGCCGATCGTCCCGCTCGCGCCGAAACCTAAGCCGCGGACGGTTCCCGCGCCGAAGCCGCGGACGAACGCCGGGACGCGCGGACGCGCGGCGGCATGGGACGTGGAGAAGGCGGTCCGCCTTCTGATGGACGGACGGACGGACTCGGACGTACTCGAGATGGTGGACGGACTGACCGCGAAGCCGTGGCAGAGGACGAAGCGCGCGGTACGTCTCATCCAGGACGGACGGACGGACGCAGAGGTCGCGTCCACGTCCGGGGTATCCGTCCTTCACGCTGGACGCGTCCGGGACGCGATCGGAAAGGACGAACGGTGAAGGACGTATGGCTGATCGCGGGGACGCGTCTCAAGGACGAATACCCCTGCCGTTGCCACGAGGCCAAGTACGGACGCTGCCACCCGGCGTTCTGCCCCTGCTCCGGCAGGCTGGACTACGGTCCCGGGTGCTGTGCCAGGGTGAACACCCCGGAGCGGGCAGCGATGGCGCAGGCGGCGTACGAGCTACGCCGCAGACGGGAGCGAGGTACCTCAGAAGACGACTGAACCCCAGGTCAGAGCCCCGGTGAGGCAGGATCTCACCGGGGCTCTCCCGTGTCAGGCGGTCAAGCCTTCCCTGCTCCGGAACCACGCGAGTACCTCGTCGACGTCGTACAGAGCAGCATGGCCGGCGGTCACCGTATTGGTGGGCACCGGGAATCCGTCCCTACCGGACGCGAGACGCAGGGCCTTGAGGGTGATCCGGGATCCGTCCTTCTTCGCGGGTAGTACGTCCAGGATCTTCGAGAGCGGCTCGGTGGACGCGATGGACGGATGGGAGGACGCGTCCATGGACGGACGAACGTCCCCGTGGAACATCGGCATGGACGGACGCTCTCCGGCGAGGACGTATCGCACGGCGAATTCGTCCGGGACGTACGGGACGCGGACGATCTCATACGTCCCCTGATGGACGTGAGCCCAGATGCCTACGTCTCCGGACGGACAGGAGACGAACGGGATTCCGTCCGCGAGCATCTTCCACGTCTTCTCGTTCCAGCGGGCGAGTAGGCGCGTCTGGAAGGACTCACGGGTGTCACGTCCACCCGCGGCCTGAGCGGAGACGGACTGGCCGATGAAGTGGAAGTGGACTTTGAACTCGCGTCCGAGATTGACCCCGAACCGGATCGCCTGGACGGCAGGGGACGTGACCGGCAGGCCGTTCGCGCGGGCGAGTTCGTCCTCCGCTTCCTCGATCTCCGCGGCGTACCAGTCGGGGTCACCGGAGCGCTTCGCGGTCTCCTTGATCCGGCGCAGGGCGGTACGCGCCTCCTGCCTGATCCGGGCACGCTCGGACTGCCAGTAGGAGACCAGCAGCGCCATCAGCGTGTTGATCTCCTCCACGTAAACGTCCAGGACGGGGAGGGCCGCGAGTTCGTCCTCCTGATCGAGATTGAAGGACTTGCGCCAGATGAGTTCGTCGAGAACCTTGATCAGCATGTCGTGGATGCCGGCGACCGTGTCCTCCATGGCAACGCGCCCGGCGGGGAGGCGGCCGGCCCACCGCAGATGCGACCATTTCTTGAAGTCGAGGATCACCGCGTAGGCACCGAGACGCAGACGCTGCATGGCGATCAGCTTGTACAAGGTGCTCTTGCCCGCGCCGCTGCCCGCGCTCCCCAGGGTGTGGGGCGAGTCGTTGTGCATGTCGATCCGGGAGATCCGCCGACCCTTCATGACTCCCACCATCGGGTTACCCATGGTGGTCTCTAGCAGCTCGGGCATCAGGTGCTCGATCGACGGGATCGAGTCGGGCACGGACTGCGGGAGCAGCTCCACGTACCGGCGCACGACGCCGGACTCCGTCCACCGCGCCACGGGCTCGGGCGCGCCGAGACGGGATCCGACGGCGTCCGCGATGCGCTTTTTCGAGGCGGTGTCGAGGACGATGCCGTCCGGCACGTACACGCGGATGGGCTCGGGTTCGCTATCGGACGGTTCCCCGAAGTTCGACGGCAACTCGATCATGCTGAGCGCGTCGCGCTTGCCGACCTTGACGCCGGTGACCTTCGCGAGGATCGCCGCGGCGGGGTAGACGTAGGTGGAGCGGATGTGCCGGGTGCGCCACCAGGCGGCGACGATCGGTGCCGCCACGGTGGCGGAGACGCCGGCTACCACGCAGACGTAGGCGAGCAGCGCCGTCCCGTACGGGAGCTGCGCCCACGCCGGCGGCGTCTGGCCGAGTGCCTGCCATCCCGCCGACGTGACGCCGGCCGCGCCGTCGATCCCGGCCATGATCGCGGGGACGCCGGCAATCACCCATCGCCGGGCGACGCGACGCCAGCGTGCCCGGGAGAGCTTCTCCACGGGATTGCCGCGGTGATCTCTGGTGGCGTCGTGCCAGAAGGTGGCGTTGTCACCGTTACCGCGGATCTCGCGTCCGGTGACGAAGTACCGCCACCCGGTACGAACAGCGAGGTAGGTGGCACCGCGGGGGGTCCACCATCTGAGGCGGAAGCTGGCGATGGTAGGCGCGAGCCCGTTGTTGTTCTGCTCCATCACACTAGTATCTCACCAAAACAGTGGTAATGTTGTGGTGTGTTTGAGCAGGAGAGATGCAACGGACCGGGCGGAAAGGTCATGTACGCGTCCCGGCAAGAGGCGCGCGCTGCACTGCGCCGATATGCGCACGCCAAGGGCAGCCACAAGATCTATCGGTGCGCGTTCTGCGACCGATATCACCTGACGAAAGGGGACCGAAAGTGAAGGGTGGAGGCGTCTACGTCTACCGCACGCGTAAGCCGGCGAGCCTGATCGGCAGGCTGAACATCCCCGACTACGCAGCCGCTGCCGCCGCAGCGGGAACGAGTCTCGCGCTGGTGCCGACGGATATCCCGTGGTGGTTCGGGCTGGCGTGCCTGCTCCTGTCCGGAAGGCACTTCGCCTACGTAGGGGAGACGTTCAGCTTCAAGGACCGGCACGGCGAACACATCGACGGCGGCGGCCGGTACGGGAAGGCTGCGCAGCCGTGGGCGGACCTGTCGCCGCGGGTGGCGTTCCGGATCCCTCTGCCGCGATGGAAGCCGTTGCTGCGGGCTGTCGAGACGCTGCTGATCATGGTGCTCGCGCCGGCGTACAACCATGCGAAGAACGGCTGGAATCCCCGGCGGATCCCGCTCAGCGCAGCGAAGCGACAGCGCGCCTTCCGTGACCGCACCCGGCTCGGACTTTCGCCGAACGCGCGTCCCGCGCACGGTGCGACTGTGGCACTCCTGGTGGTGGCGGCGGTGACCTCATGGCTGCGGTGATGGCTGAGGCGATTCCCGCTTTCGCGATGAGTGGGCAGGCTCTGTGCCCCACGACGCGCAGGCCGGACGACTTCACGGAGACGGCGCGCAACATCGACGGCCAGCGGGCGCGCCGTCGCGCCGCCACGATCTGTTCGTACTGCCCGCTGAAGGACGTGTGTCTCCCGTGGGGCGTCGAGCACCGCGCTAACGGCGTGTTCGGCGGGGAGTGGTTGATCGACGGCAGGATCCAATCTGGGAGGAATCGTGCGTGAGATCGAGGTGAGTCAGGGGGTCCGCCCCATCGGCGTGACCGTGTTGCGCGGGCGGAGCGAGGCCGCGGTGCTTCGACAGTTGAAGCGGCTTCAGCGCCGCGGCTACATCTATGCGGCGTCGCCGGTCTCCCGGTTCCACAGGCGCGCCGGCGGCGGGTACGGGGTGAAGGTGAGCCTGCTTCGCGAACTGCCCGAGCCGTATCCCGCGTGGGCGAAGGGGATCATCGCCGTCGGGCTGTCGCTCACCGGGATGGCGCTGCTCGTGATCCTCGTGATCGAGGTGATCACTGCGCTTCCTGCGGTGATGTTCGTGCTGGCGTGCGCGGTGCTGGCCGCCGCTACGGTGATGACGCGGCGCGCCGTCAACGGCCCCTCCGTCCAGGTCACTCAGGTAGTTGAGATCAGGCGTTGACTCTTACCAAAGTCTTGGTATATACTTGAGGTACAACGAGCGAGGGAGCGGAAATGAAAGAGATCTACGCGATCAAGACCATCAACGACGAGGGCATCGTGGTCGGGGTCAGCTACGAGACCGAGGACCGGGTCAGCGACGTCCGCAACGACATCCGGGCGGCCTTCCCGGCGGGTAGTTCTTGGACGGTTAGTGTCACGAAGCTCGACTGAACGGAACGGCCCCCGAAAGGGGGCCTTCCTTTTTTACCAAGAAGATGGTAAGCTAAGGGCATGAACGAAGAGATGGCGGGCTACCAGTGATCAGGGTGCGTCTCGCCGCACTGGCGGGCCAGTGTATCGCCGAGATCAGAGCGATCACCGGGAAGAGTCAGCTCGATCTCGGCGCGGACGCCGGGGTCGACAGTTCGATGATCAGTAAGTACGAGAACGCGCGCGTCAATCCCGACCTGACGACGTTCATCGCGCTGGTGAACGCGGCGGGATGGGAGGTGGTGTTGATGACGCGTGCTCAGGCGGCCACCGCCGAGGAGCGCGAGGCCGTGGTGAACGGAGCGCGCACGGCACAGCTGTTGCCGACCGCCGACGGAGCGAACCGGGACCTGATCACCGCGTACCGGCGCTTGGTGCTGGCGGAGCAGGAGGTGGCGGAGAACCCGCTAGCGCGTATTGAGCAAGAGATGTTCACCGAGGTGAAGGCGGCCAACAGGCGACTGACGGACGAGGTACGCCGGCTACGGGGAGTCGTCAACAGGATCCAGAAGGAGTTGGGAAAGTGAATCAGCCGACGTATCTGATCAGCTACACGTTCAGCGTCAGGGGGCGGACATCCGGCCACGGTCACGTGGCTGACTTCACGCCGGCGCGGAACGGCTCCCCGTGCACCTTCGCCCCGGAGCACGTCAAGGAGATCATCGAGTCGGTGGCCAAGTCGCTCGGGTACGCGACCACCGACGTCGGCGTCACCATCACCAACGTGTGGCGGTACGAGGAGTGAAGAGACTGAGTAAGACGCAGATCGAGTGCCTGAAATGGCTCTACGAGCATCCCGGGGCGACGTACGGCGAGATCCCGTACCGGGATCCCACGTTCACGGCCCTCGGCAAAGCGGGAATGGTGCACAACTCGCTGATGATGCCCATCATCAGCAAGGTCGGACTGCTGGCTATCGGCAAGGCGTAATCCAACCCAAGAAAGAGGATCGGTTTCCATGGGTTACCCCAAGTTCCACGCGATCGACGAGATGACGGCAGAGGTCAGGGAGGTGAACGTCGAGAAGGGCTGGCGCGACGAGGGCAAGTCCTTTGGCGAGTGCATCGCCCTGTTGCACAGCGAGCTGTCCGAGGCGCTGGAGGCGTACCGCGACCACCGTCTCGCCGACGCCACCGAGGTCGTCTACGGCTCCCGGCTCCCGAAGCCCGAAGGGGTGGGGTCCGAGCTGGCCGACGTGCTGATCCGCCTGCTAGACCTCTGCGACGTCTTCGGGATCGACCTGGAGGCGGAGTTCCACCGCAAGGTCGCATTCAACCGCACCCGGCCCTTCCAGCACGGCGGGCGCACTGTCGTCGACACCCACTGATCAGGGAGATCGCAGCCTCAGGACGGGCGGAAATGGTGACCGGGCCAGTGACACAGACTCCGGGCAGAGGTCATCGAACGCCGCAGGACCCCCGGCATCTGCCGGGGGTCTTCCCGTCAGCGCCTGCGGATGACGCTACGCAGGGCGTACCCGGCTACAGCCCACGCCAGCACGGACGCGATGACGGCTATCGCGTAGCTCACGAGTCGTCCTCCTTGTCTCGTCCCACGAGCGCGATCCACAGCGCCGGCGGGAAACCGACGATGACCGCGGGCGGCGTCTCCCTAAGGAGGAGTGATCCGGTGACCATCGCCGCCCATGCGGTCATCCCTACGACCAGGGTGAATGCCCTTGCCCATCGAGGCATACGCACCCCTTTCCGTTCCCGATCATGGTATCGGGAACGGTCACGCCTGAAGCAGCGCCCCGACTGCCGCCGCGTCATCGCCGAGTATGGCCTTCAGGATCGATGCGGTCTCTTCCACAGTGCTCCCCTTGATGGCTTCCGGCACCGCGCCGATCTCCGCCAGGATGGCCGGCACGTCGGCGGACCTGTGCGCGGCCAGCATGTTGTACAGGTTCTGGAGGAACGAGCCTCCCGCCCAGTACTCATTGGCGGTACCGTCCGCGTTCTTGCTGTTCGCTGCCGACGGCGAGGCGATCACGCCGTCCGTGCCGAGCACGGCGCGAGTCATCCGCTCCCGGACGGTCGTGTCGTTGAGCGCGCCGCTCAGCAGGCTGGTGAATTCCACCTGATCCATCTCGTCCTCCTCGTAGACGCCCCATGGGCGCGTGTCGTTCTCGCAGCTGGTCTCGTAGCGCGAACTGAAGTGCGCGTGGTTGGTGTGCTGATCTGAGCCGTTGTACTTGACCGGCTCGAAATCGTTGTCCTTGTCGTAGATGTACCCGTCGTGGATCATGTAGTTAAGGCGGCACTTGTCGTTCGCGTCCAGCCACTTGATCTTCTCGCGGCGGATGATCTCCATGCAGATCTCGTGGAAGGTGCGCCCAGCCGGCCACGGTCCCGTGGAGTCGATGTCGAGAGCGTGGACCTCGTTCTTGTCGTCCGCGTCGTGGTCGCGCAGGACGTCGGAGTCCTCGTCCGGGGTGTGATCGGAGGACGACGTGTGCGCGCTGTCGCCGATCGTCCCGTCAGCGCCCTTGTCTCGGCTGGGCGCGAGCGCGTTGAATTCGTCACGGAGCGCCAGTAGGCACGGCACCACTACCCAGTCACTCATTGAACATCCTTAACAGATTGGAACCGATCATGAAGCGACGCAAGCTCGGCATCTGGGATCTCCCGGCGTTCATGCTGCCGTGCGTGATCCTGGCGATGGCGTTCGCGAACGCCTGGTATCTGCATTGGTGGCGGTTCTAGCTGTACGGCGTGATGCGACGACAGGTGAGGTACGCCGGCCCGGCCGACGACGCCCGCAGGATGATGTTCCCGGTACCCGTGTTGCGCTGGAGGCTGGCCAGGAACGTGAGCGAACCCGTGGCTGAGGCCGTGTACTCCGCGTACAAGGCGATGCCGTAACCGGCCGTCGTGGTAGTGGGGATGTACACCGGGCAGATGTTCAGTTCCGTAGTACCCACCGACGTCGGATGGATGCGGACGTAGGCGATGTCCGCGGCCACCGAGGAAGAGATGCGGCCGTAGAACCACAGGCCGTAGACAGCGCCGTTGGTGAGTGACGCCGTCAGTGACGCCACGCTCGTTGTCGTCGTGGTGATGGATCCGGAGTTGGCCGTCACCACCGTGGAGGCGAAACTCACGGCCGCGGCGAGATTCAGGTCGGAAGCGTAGATCGGGTTGCCGCCGGTTACCGCCATCAGAGCGCCCACCTTCCGAGGTTGTAAATGTGCACCTCGGAGCCTGCCGGAAGCTCCTTGGCCACGCCGTTGACGGCGCGCGTGACGCCGGATAGCAACTGATAGAACGGGCCTGTTCCCGTGGGCGCGGCGGCGCCGGCGGCGGGAACGTGGATGCGCTCACCAGCGATCATGATGTCGAAGGCGGCAGATGTGGACCACTGTTCATACTTACTAGTGATGATCACTACGAAGTTGTGATTAGCCGCTGGCGTGTCGAATTGCAGCGTGCACGTGGCGAGGTCCCACGCGTAATCGGTCGAGTCGTAGATCCCGACGTCATGCGGGGTGTACGGCTTGCAGGCGAGCGTGAAGTACCGGCGCTTCTGGTTCTCACGGGTGTCCGTGATCGTGACGATCATCAGGTCGATGACGTCCGGATCGTAGCCAGTGACTGTCACGCGGTCGCCGGGCTTCAGCGCCTCGCACGCCGACTCCAATTCAGGGTTGGCGTCAAGGTCAATCCTGATGGACGAGTAGCGAGCACCCGGCACCGTGCCAGCGGCCAGTGCCCATGAAGCACGCTGCTCCAGCCGGGCATCGTCATCGACGTTCACTGTGACGTCCTGCGCGTACTCCCCGATCCCGTCGGGCGGAGCCTGCGTGCTCATGATCGACGTGGTGTCTTCCGCGGTGAACGTGCCACCGACGCGCTGAGAGATGGTGACCTTGTTCGCGGCGTTCAAGTCGTCCAGCACGGGCATGAACGGTGCCGCCACGTCGGTGCCGTACGTCAACTCCAGGGCGGGATCCTGCGAATAAAGGTCAACGCGCGTCCGGAACGTCACCGCGAGAGCATCGGGAGAGTCGTAGACCATGCCGCCATCGGTGTCCCGGATCTCCTTGAGGTGCTCCAGGAGCGTGGACGGGTACTGCGGCCCCATCGCTTCGGTGTCCGACGCGCTCCCCTCGATCGTCCAGTCGAGGCCATACAGGTCCATCAGCCGTTCGAAACGCGCGCCGGCCGTCTCCCCCGGGTAGCCGTTGAAGGCGAGTAGCGCATACGCGTCGAGAAGATCGTCAGTGGAGTTGGCGACGGCGTACACGGCCGACGAGAGACTGTCCTCGGTATAGACGTTCCCGGCTCGCTGCCACTGACGCAAAGGCTCGCATGCAGCCGTGGACGTGCCGGTCGCTGACCATACCGTGTCGTCGCCCTGGATGTACCAGCGAACACTCCACGTGGAAGTCGCGCCCGACGGAGCTACTTCCATGGTCATCAGCGTCCAGTTGACTGGCGCGGCGCCGTACGCGAAATCAACGGACGTGAGAATACTCCCCGTGTCGCGATCGAACACGTACATCCGGTAGTAGGTGTCGTTCACCCATATCTGATATGTGTAGCTGTCGCTCTGAAGGTTCATGATGCCCGCGTATGTGGTGGCGTCGGGATACCGGGCGAGCTTCAGTGCCCACGCGACACGCCATCCGGATGCAGCGGAGTGCGGAAGAAAGATGCCGGTGATCGCGCTGGAGCGGGCGAGCTGCACGGAACTGTTGGCCCCCGGCGGGGCATCGGTGTTCCCGAACGACGCATTGAAATTCTGCGTGGGGCGCGCTAGCTCTCCGACCTCGGGACCGGGATAGGTGGCTCGCTCGCTGTCTTCGAGTCGCCAATGCCCGATGAGGTTGCTTCCGAATCGATCTGGAATGGTCTGGTCAAGGGCTGAGATGACCGGCGTCCGCCACGTGCCAATACGACGGAGAAGTCCACCTGCTTCGATGTCGGTTGTTTGATCTCCGCGACCGGATCCGTCATAACTGATCGTCCTGTCCGGTTTCCATGCGGAAACCTCGAATACCCCGCCGGGAAGCGACAGGGGTGTGTTTCTGCCGACCTTCCCATAGAGCGGAGAGGCGGCCCTGTCTGGGCGGTAGGTGCCGTCCGGATCGTTGAACGTGAGGGATGCCGTGGACGGGCGGAGCGCCTCGCTGACCTCTCCGCCGCCGCGGACGATGGTGACCGGAGACGTCTGCCGGACATCGCCGGACACGTCATTCCAGACGCCGTCGTAGTAGAGCTGCGCGTCGAGAGGATGATCGGCCATCAGCCACCAGTCCCTAGCACGGCCTGAACGTTGCCACCTTGCCGTCGGATCGCGTCAGCGAGTATCTCCACGAGGAGATTATCCATCCGTGAGCCACCAGAGTTGATCGTGATGGACATCGCCCCGCCGGACGACGTGGCCGGAAGCACCCTTTCTCCGGCTTGAAGAACGGCGAGTTGCTCGCTACCGGGAGGGCCGCCGACGACACCGCCGGAGTGGAAGTGCGGCAGGTTGGGAACGGAGACGGAGAATCCGCCGAGAATGGCGGGTGCCTGCCAATGCAGTCCACCGATGGTGTTGTTCCACGCGTCGGAAATGAGGTTGAAGGCGGCACGGAAAGGCGCGAACAAGAATGACGTAACTTTAGAGAAGGACGTCTTCAGCTTTCCCGGAACGCTCTTCATCCAGTCCCAGACGCTCTCTCCGGCGCTCTTTATCGAATCCCATGCACCCTTTATGTACTTGCCCCACAAAGTGTCACGGAACCATCGGCCGACAGCGAGAGCCGCCGCCCTGATACCACCCCATGCCGCCTTCCAAATGTCCTGGAACCACGTCGTCTTAGTGGCGATGATGACGATGATCGCTATGACGGCGGCGATGGCCAACACGATCCACGTCAGCGGAGAGGCGAGGAGCGCGGCATTCCACAGCCACTGAGCGGCGGTGATTAGCCCAACTACACCCATCAGGCCGGTGATCAACGGAGTGATCATGCTGATCTGGTCCGCCCACTGTTGCATCTCGGGAGGATGCGCCTCGGCCTGTGCGTCGTTGAGATCGAGCTGCGCCGCCTCAGCGTCAATGCTCGCCTGGCTGGCGTCGCGAGTGGCCTGCGCGGAGTCCTCCTGCGCCTGCTTCAGATCGATCCCCGCCTGCTTCAGATCGATCTGTGCCTGCTTTGCCTCGTCAGAGTTCTTACCGTGCTCCTTGACAGCCTTGTTGTAGTCCTTCAGCGCCACCGACTGATCGAGGCGCGCTTGCTCCTCATCGAGAACAGCCTGCTTGCTGTCGATCTGCGCCTGGCTGGCGTCCCGGGTGGCCTGCGCCATGTCCTCGGTGGCCTGACGGACGTCGTTGGCCGCGCGCGCCAGGCGAGCCGCGCGCTCACGGCCGGCGTTCTGGAGATCGGCGAGCGCCTGCACGGCGGCACCGGCATTGTCCACCGCGGTGGACATCCCCTCGATCCCCGCGCCCAGCTTGCCGACACGATCAAGGTAGTTGTCCGACGACTTCGACGCGTCCGCCATGTTGTCGGACTGCGTCATCACCGCGTCGTTGACGCCCGCGATGGACTTCTGTGCGTCCTTGCTGGCCTTGGCGAGCTTCGCCGCATCGCCGGCGAACTCCAGATTGACGGTGTTCCCGGCCATCAGTCGACGTCCAATCCGACGTCACGCGCCACGGTGCGGATCGCCTCATCCAGGGTGGCCAGCACTCGCGGGCGGATGCGAGAGAGGGTCGGGAACAGGTACCGGCCCTCCTTGATGAACGGGCGTGCGGCTGACCGGCGACGTCCCGTGCGGCCACCGAAGTCCAGCCACGGATAGTAGGGTGCCTTCGGCCCGCCGACCTTGACCCGCGCCGACGTCCGCGTGGAGGCGGCGCGCAGGGAGCCGGCCGCGGCACCGGTGCGACGCGGAACGAGGGACCTGGTCTCCGAGACGAGCAACTCGGCGGCCTCGTTCAGCGCCAGACGCAAGCCCTTCGGAGCTTCCTTGTCGAGCTGACGCAACCCCTTGTTGAACTCGGCAAGGCCCGTGACGGCGACCCTCAGCTCAGTCACTTCCCGGCCCTCGCTTTCGCCATCTCCATGTGCTGCGCCTCGCGGCCGTAGTAAACGCCCCACTCCAGCCACTCGGACGCGGGCATCGCCCGGATCTCACCGAGGGTCTTCCCGAGCTTCGCGGCTAGAAAGAAGTCGAAGTGGAAACCGGGGTCAGTCTCCAGCCTCAGCCACGTCGCTTTTCTGGGCACCCTCGTCAAGGCCGGACAAGCGACGGATGACCTTCGACATGGTCTGGAAGTCGCCGCCAGCGACCGCCACACGTTGCCACGCACGCACCTGATCGATCGTCATCTTCGGCTCGATCAGGCACGCCTTGACGTTGCGGGCCTCCACCTCCAGCGGATCCTCGGTGCCCTTGCCGTTGTTCAGCAGCTCGAATCGGCTGAGGCCACGCAAGCGGACGACAGCGCCGGAGGGGAGCTGGACGTCCTCCGCGGCAACGGAGAGATCGCCTGCAAGGAGCGATTCGGGGGTGGCGTAGCCGGTCATGGTTCTCCCAGATCTAGGACTGCGTGGTGGAGGTGACGTCGCCGGACAGTTGCAGGTCCACAGACCAGGTGACCATGTCCGCAACCGGGTGCGTCTGCGTGTACTTCGTGACCAGCACCGAGACGGAGTCCTGCGGCTTCCCGGTACCCGTGCCCTCCGGCTGGTGGATGGCCGTGACGACGGTGCCGATCAACGGCTTGATCACGGCGCGCGGCCCGTCCGTGTTCGACGTGTCGTAGAAGCCGGACACGGTGAGGGTGCCGTTCAGCAACCCGCCGGCGAACACGTGGGCGTCGTTCCCGTAGGTGGTGACGTCGTGCGAGTCGGAGGTGATCTCCAGCTGACTGTTGTTCGTGTAGTCGCTGAGGTCCTTGGCGTTGAGCTTGAAGACTGTGTACTTGCCGTGCGAGGTGGCCATGGTCGTTTCCTCCTAGGTGACGCCGGGACCCATGATATCCAGGTGCAACGTGACGTCCAGGTACAGCGCACCCGCCTCTGACGCCCCCTGGAATTCGGCGCTGATGACGGTCACCTCGTCACAGGACTCCCACGCGTGCGACCGCAGCACAGAGATCATGGACTCCGGGTCGTCCTCGTTCAGCCACGCCGACGCCTGATCCCTGGCCGACCGGTCCGTAACCCGGGATCCGATCAGGTGCAACTCAAGATCCGGGATGCGAGTGAGGGCATTCCGGTACGTCTGGTTGTACTCGATCCCCTGACCTGCGGGGTACGCGACCACGGCGGCCGGCGGAGTGATGGTGTCCGCCGGATAGGCGAACGCGCGCATGCCGGTCACGTCGCCGGCGACGGCGGCCACCTCGTTCATGACATCGGCGAGGTTCACGCGAAACCGTCCAGAACATACGGCCCGATCAGGTCCTCGATGTCCGAGTCGAAACGGCTGACTCGCACGACACCATCCTGACCGAACCCGGACACACCCTCCGGGCTGAACCGGCGCATGAACCGGCGCGACGCCAGGAGCAGCGTGGCCTCAGTGACGGAGTCCGGGATCTCCGGCCACCCCCACACCGCGGTCACCCGGGCGCGATAGCCGGTACCCCAAGCGCTGTAGTCACGGAGGATCCCGGTGATCGGCTCACCCTTGACGACGGCGTTATCCGGCTCTAGGAAATAGTCGGTGACCGTAGTCCACGTGGAGCCGTCGCCGATCTCCACGACGAGACCGTCACTGGTGGCGATGTCGTCCGTGAGCATCAGCTCACCATCGAACACCGGCCGGATACGCCCGGCAACCCGCCACGTCCGAGCGGACGCTACGGTGTCGCGGTAGAAGCGGCGGCCACACCGCTTGTCGATCGCCCGCGACGCCCGCGTGAGGGCAGCCTGAAGATCGGTGTCGTCGGTGGTATCGCTGATCTTCCGGGCGCGTTTCAGCTCGGCGAGGGTGGCGTACTCGTTCATGACCGCAGCTCCCGGATCCGCTCCGCCTGGCCGTTCATGTGCATCGCGCGCCAACCCGCGTACACCGCACGATCATGGACGTACTGCCCCTGCGCGTTCACGCGGGCGTAGCCGGAGTCCAGGTCGGCCTTGCCGGCAATCGGGTGCATGTGCTCGATCATCACATCAGGAAGGTAGCGCAGGCACCCCGCGGCCTCTCCGAGATCCTTGACCGCGTTGTCGCAGAAGAGGTGCCCCACCGGAGCCGGCACCATCCGACCGAGACAGCGAACGATGTCCGGGGTCATCGCCCACCACGTGG